TCGACAACTTCCTTTTCATTCAATGTATCATCGACAGTCTTCTTTGTTGTCAGACCACCAAGAGAATCAAGGACCATAATGACAGGAACTTTGTCTTCTTCTTCTGCATGATTATATTCATTCAACCATTTGAGAGTTTCTTTTTTGAAATCTTCAACAGTCGCAACAGGAGAATAAACAATTCGTTCATAGTCGATGTTACGATCTGTGAACATTTCTTTGGTGATTGCATTTTCAGTATCATACCAAATCACGTGACCATTTTGATGTTCATTCAAAAAGTTCTTGACAACAGAAAGAGCAATGAATGTTTTACCTGTTCCGGGATCCCCAGCAAGCGATGTAATTTTTCCTTCGGGCACACCTTTGAAGAAGTCGCCAGTGATCAAGGCGTTCATCATGTAGCTACCTGTGTCATAAAATCGCTGAGGATCCGAACTCAATGGCGTTTCGTCAATCAACTTCGCCATTTCATTTCCAACTAACTTGCTATAATTCTTGAATAATTTTGATGCCATAAATTTGTCCTTTGATAGGGTTGCGAAGAATCTTTTCGAGTATATCAGAAATTCAAAGGAATGTCAACTTAAAAATAGCTGAACAGATCTTTTTTCTTCTCATGCTGCCAGCCAATCGGCTTGAGCATGATTTCAAGAGGAGAGAGAAAAGCCTTTTCGAATTGTTTGTTGTAGTCAACGATTTCATGAAGATTCAATTCCTTTGGAAGCTTTGAGATGAAGCCAATGACATTCTCACCTGTGATTTTTTCGTCACGTAGGAATACATATTTCATCTTTGAGCCGGATTTGATTTCATTATAATAAAGAACCAAGCCATGTTTGCGAATCAGATAATTGTAGGAGATGGCTGCACGGACATGAATCGGGCAACCTTTCTTGTGCAGTGAGCCTGTTCCAAAAACCCCGGCATGAAAATTTTCTTCTGTATCTGCATTATAATACTTGTGCAGGTCTGAGATTCCTTTTGGGAAGGCAATTTGATGTGGCTCAAAAGAATTCCATTCTTTGCGAAAGTTCTCGACATACTTGATCAGATCATCTTCTGTTTGATAGAGAATAATCTTGGCACAATCTGTCAATGACTTGCGACAAACATTTGGTGTTGCAGCAGCCTTGACGGCTTCGACACCGGTCATCTTCAATTGAGGCTCTGTATAATCAACACCTTCAAAATGCACAAGAGAAAGAATATATTTCTTTTTTGCAATGAAGACACCAGAGCCAACTGCTTCAAGTTTCATTGATAGTTCAGGACGATAGACATTGAGATATTCATTGAACTCACCAATGGCTTGATCGATCTTTTCTGTCAATTTGCTATAACCAATTTTCTTTGCTAGTTCCAGCTTCTCTTCTTTTGTCTTGTTCTTTGCAAGCTTCTCGATGATTGGATCTAATTGAAAGTATTGACTATCTGTATCACCATAGACTGTGAATGTCTTTTCTTCTTCGAATTGAAAAGTTTCATTGAGATATTTTTTGATGTATCGCTCAACAAATCGATTTGCTGCTTGTGCTGAGAAGGTGATTGCTTCTGCCAGACGAATGTCATAAAAACGAAAGTGCTGAAGGCCGCAAATACCAAAAAAGGAATTTGCAGCAACTTTTGTTACCATTTGCTTGTTGTTGAATGCAACCACAAGCCTCTGACATTCTTGAATTTTTTCAGGATCACCACCAGATTTCTTGAGAGTTTCGATTTGCTTCTTATTTTCTAACATTTTAATTTTATAATCTTTTCTCAAGTCGAGCATCCTTGCGACAAGAGCCGGAATAAAACCCATCTTTTCTTTCGTGAATCTCACTCCATTGGCTGCAACAACAAGGTCACGTTCATAATCATCCTTGAGATCCGCTTTACGGTCCAGTATCTCTTCGATTGAAATCTCACTTTCATCCACAATACATTCGGGAGAGATGTTGAAGGCCATCATCACAGAAGGATACAGAGAAGTGAAATCAAAAGAGACCACTTGCTCCGCTCTTTGTGGAATTGGCTCAAAGACAAAAGCACCTCCAAATTTCTCAGACTTGGTATTTTTTTTCTTTGCAATCGGATTGACAATCTTTTGTTCGAACAAGTAGTTTTGAATGATGTTTTCCCAATAGCGCATGGGTGAGAAGATATCTTCGAAGTTAACTTTTGAGAAATAGGCGAGTCCTAATCCGATTTCCATTAGCTTCATTTTTTGATCAAGCTTCTCGATCAATTCAGTATCTTGAATGTTGTAATCAAGAAATAGCTGAAAGTCTTTTTCGTATAGCTCAAAGAGATTATCATAATCCGAAACATCAGTCTTTCGATCACCAAGTTCAATGTTTGCAATATAATCGAGCTTGTAAGATTCTTGATTTGTGAAAGTGAACTTCTTGTAGAGTGCAAGATAGTCCATCTGAGAAAGGCCTTTGATCGAAAAAATTAGGTCAACATCGTCATAACCATTTTTTTTCTCATAGGAATAAACCATACCGTAAGGAGAAAGTGAACGAAGAGATTTACTACCAAAAAGTTTTTCAATTCGTCGACAAATGTAAGTGATGTCAAAGTTTGAAACATTCCAGCCAGAGATGATGTCAATTTCACTTCTTTTCCAGAACTCAAGAAATTCAGATAATAGGATTTCTTCATGTTCATATAGCTTGACCTTGATGTCCTCTCTCTGGTTTTCATAGGTAGACTTGGCGTTGAACTTGAGAGCAAAGACATTTGTGACGCCATTCATTCGCATTGAAATTGCATTGATTGGATAGTTTGCATCTCTGGGTTCGGGAAACTTTCCATCATTCGCATAGACTTCAATGTCAAGATAGGCGATGTTGATTAGATTCATATCAAAATCAATATCATCTTCAAAATAGCGATAGATGAAATCGAATTCAAGCTTAGGATTTCCTGAGAGTTTTTCTTTGGACAGGTCGTCCATGTTGCTAATTTTTTTGCGATAATCTGCAATCGAATCGCAGGGAACCTCAGCAAAAGGCTCACCTGTTAGTGAACGAAATTCACCGTTTCGTTTTGGTAGGAAATAAGAAGGTGCAAATTTGATTTTGTTTTGTTTCTTAGTACCGTTCTCAACATAACGAACATGAATTTTTTCACCAATCAAAGACACATTTGTATAAAACATGTTTCTCCAGATGTAAGATGAAAGAGAGTTTTCTCTATTGTATCAGACCTGAAAACAAATGTCAAGAAATTTATCCAAGCAATGTCTTTCCGTTGTTTGAGACTTCGGTTGCGTGAAGAATTGTGTGTGTGCTTTGAAATCCATTTCCTACGTTTGACACTAAATTTTCATAGTCTTCCATCATGACCGTAATTTCGTTGTAATGAAAAGAGACTTTTTCTGACTTGAGTTGTAGAGAAAACAAAAACTTTCCTTGCACATCTGCGCTCGGTTCAACAGAAAGAATTTGTGTTTCATTGTAAGTTTTATCCCAAGATGAGTTATCATCAATGGGAACAGTGATTCGATGAAACATAATTACCTATTCGAAAAGAGAGAGAATTGATTTTTGTTCACGATATGGATTTTGTCCAAAGGTCCATATCGGTTCTGTATAGATTTGTTCTTTTTTCTTTTGACCAACATTCATGTTCTGAGACATTTCAAATCCTGCAATACCAACAAATTGATCTCGATAGCGATTGACCATTGGATCACAAATGAATACACGATTTTTGTCAATACCAATATCGGTGATGTTGATCATTGTTGTTTTTGATTTTGGTAGTAATTGATCCATGATACAATAAAGAAAATCTTCAAGCCAAGCATCGCCTGTTTTGTAGCGATTCCAAGATTGATTTCCTTCTGCTTTCGAATCTTTTCCATAAAGTTCTTTGTTGAAATATGGAGGTGAAGAGAATGTGAGATCGATGTCAGGAATTTCTTGATAGTTCAAATCTTCTGCAGGTAGACTATAAATGCGAACATTCTTGATTCCTTTGACTTCAAAACAATTTTGTTTCTCAACGATTTGAGGATTCGAATTACCAAGCCACTTCTCATATTGCAAACACATCTTCTTGTAGATTTCAAACATGTTTAGATTTGGATCTGTGCCAAAATAAGATTTTTTATTTGACAAATAGAATCCTGTCAATCGATCACCCCAACCACAAGAGATGTCAAAGATTGTTTTCCCTGCAACAGTATTGTAAAGATTTTTTGCCGTGTTCACATTGAATTGAGCAGCAATTTGTCCTGCATGTGCAAAGAAGCTTCTCAGAGATTTTTCATTTAGATGTTTGACACCAACTCGACGAATTGTATCCATCAAACGAGAAATTCCATGTTCTTCTGTCCAGAGAAATGTTGGACTTTCTTTGTTGATGATTTCACATTTTAGTCGCTCACCTTCTGCAAAATAATTTGAGATTGCATTTGGTTGAACATACTTTGGAAAATAACCAAGTGTATGTTTGTCATAATCATATTGATATTTCTTGCTATCTGTCAGTCGATGGATCAAAGGACCGTTCAGATAATTTGCATGAACAAATCCAGACCTTGATTTGCGACTGAACTTCATGAAAAGTTGTTGAGCGTCATCAATTGAAATGACAGAACTCGGTAGGGGAAGTTTACTCTCCAAGATATAATTGATCAATGTCGAGTAAACTTCAACGTCATCCTTTCCCTGAACAAATTCAGACCAATTGGGAACATTTGGATAACCTTTTGAATCTGCAGTCTCACGAAGATGACGAAGAATTGCAGCATTTGGTTTTTTCCATTCGGACTCAACGGTCTGTCGAAATGTTTTTACGCTGTTTGTTGATTTTGAAATTGCCATAATGATTTTTCAATTGCCTTTCGTTGTTGAAAGAAATGCCGAAAATTTGAAGAGTATTCATATTTCTCTTCTACGTTCAAAAATGGTCTTGCTTGATGTTCAAACGGTGACAAATGCATTGGTGTCGAGCCAATGAGCTTGTTTGCGAGTCCTTGGTCATTTTGATAAGTTGTTGTTGAATTATCATGATTTGCATAGGAACTTCGAGCACATCTTGCTGCCGAACAAATGATTGCTTCGTCGAGAGTGAGATTCTTACCATCATTATCCTTATAGACCATATTACCATTCACTTGACGAATCACATAAGGTACATGCCATTGATTTTCATCAAGAATCAATGGTGTGCTGTTTTCGACTTCATACATCATCTCTTCGACAACTTTTCGAATATCTTCTTGTGCATCAGGATGAATTCGTAGTGCAGCAATTTCAAGAAGAGCATCATGCTCGATTGTCAATGTTTCTTCTACCCACACATAGGGTTCAAGAATTCGATTTGCAACTTCCTTGTGGATGTTTGCCTTTTCCATCAATGAATGCGCCAGACAGGCAAAGTTCGCAGACATTCTCCAAATCTTTTTGCCAAAGGATGCAGTTGCGCTTGTTTGTTTTCCTGCTTGCATTCCTTTTTGGTTTGTTCCGAATTTGACAGGAATGTATGGATTGGTTTTCGCTTCCTTGCGATATTTCTTTGTAGGAATTGCTCGAGAACTTTTGACGGAGTGCGATGCTGCACGATGTCGAAGAAGTTCACTGTGAATGATTCTGCCATATCGAAGATTGAATGTGATCAATCTTTCTCCAGTTGGCAAAGAACTGTCTTGAACAATTTTAGCCTTGATCATATATCACCGAAAATGAGTTAGCAATGAAGAAACTATCCACCAGGTCAGGTAAAGGTGGTTGTAAATGTTTCTCAGTTTTCAACGAGTTGATCCAATTTTCATCGGCCAACGAATTATTTATTTCGATAAATTGGTCAAACATTTGCCATTTATTTGCATTGCCTTTACCTACGGCTAATTTCTTGACTGCAGTTGGTGCAACAATTTTTGGGTATAATTTATATTGACTCAAATAATATTTGAAAATTCCTGTCGCTTCGCCAATATCAAATGTTCTGCCCTTTGCACCCATGCTGTAGCCTTCGAGTAGTATAACATATTTGCGAAGTTTGTCAAGTCTTTTTTGAATTTCGGCCGCAAGAAGCCCAGCATTCGTTGAGAAGCGAATTGTGTTGTTTGTTGCGGGGGATGAGAAGGCAAAGGAAATGTTTGAAGGAAAAGATATTTTTTCGATCAAATTTCTTGAATGCAGAAAAAAGAATTCACAATTTTCGAAAGAGTGCTTTTGACTTGAATTCCAAAAGCAGACACAAGGACTGCTAATGGAAAAGTCAATGCCTACATGTAACATATTTTTCTCCTAAATAATTGATTTCCTTTTATTTAGGAGAATTTGAAATATAAGTTACTTTCGGTCACCGTTGACGAATGTTTGAAATTGCTTCGCAACATTGAGAATTTGATCAACACCAGGATAACCTTTGCAATATTTTTCAAGGTTGTCTGTTGTTTGTTGAATCATTTGCATACCTTGCTCTTCATTTTTTTTCATGATTTCTTCAGCAAGCATGAATTGACGCTCAATTGCCATATGTTGCATGTTGTACATGTTCTCAACATAATCTTTTGCAGTGTTTAGTAATTCTTGACGAATTTCATAGGGATTTTTATTTTCTGCCATTGTTACCTTTGTGTGTGTTTGTGTTAGTAAATTACGCCATTTTCATTTTGGCGGCGACTTCGTTGATCCCATTGCTTCATTCGATGCTCAAGGTCGACAAG